TAATAGTCACGATGGCAGACAACACAGTCACCGAGATCGAGATTACTCCTCGATTAGAGTACGCGTTCGAGCTATATGCCAAAAAGGGATTTCACAAAGCGTTTCGCGATGATGAAAAGCAGTCAGATGTCTATTGGCTCGCTTGGGAAGGCCTTCGGTTAAGTGGAACCGTAGTCAAGCCATTCGGCGCAGATTTTCTCGAAACTCTTAAGAGTGTAGAGGTTGCAGAGTCTGACCCTTTGGCCTAGGCAGGGATAGCATCCACTATCTCATCGCTCGATTGAGCATTGAGACGGCTATCCCTCCACAATCTTTAATAGATTTAGATCCATCGATGCTTCAGATGTTACTGAAAGCATTGAAAGACCGAGCAGAGGAGCAGAAGAATGCCTACAGAGCTAAAAGGGGCTAGTCAGCTCCGCAAAGCTTTGAAGCAATTCTCGCCTGATCTTGATAAAGAAACTCGTGAAGAGATGGTGGGATTCTTGAAGCCTTTGGTTAAAAAGGCTAGAGGATTCTTGCCATCTAACTCAGAGGCTCCATCTGGATTCGTCAAGCATGAAATAAAAACTGCCAAGTTCCCGATGTACGATGCAGCTGAAGCTCGTCGAGGTGTTGGCTATAAATTGACACCAACTAAGCCTAATCGTCAAGGTTGGGTACAGACAGTATCAATCCACAATAAAACAGCTGCGGGTGCGATCGTTGAAACTGCTGGACGCAAGTCTGGAATGACTGGGAACTTCTCACCTAGATTTCAGGGGACATTTGCCGGCAGTCGCAAGATGCAAGGCCGCGCAATGTTTAAGGCTTATGATCAAGATCAAGGTAAAGCCAAGGCTGGCGTGATCAAGGCACTTGAAAAGGCTGCCGCTAAGTTTAACGCGAGAGGCAATAATGGCTGAGTTACGCATCCCGATTATTGGTGAATTTAAAGGCAAGAAGGCATTTAAGGATGCTGACAATAGCGTCAAAGGTTTAAGTAAATCTTTTAAGCAATTAGCAGGCCTTGCAGGCATTGGTCTTACTACGGCTGCAATTGTTAATTTTGGCAAGAAGGCCGCCACTGCATTTATTGCAGATCAAAAAGCAGCCTCACAACTTGCAGTGTCAGTAAAAAATCTTGGCCTAGCCTTTGAGACTCCAGCTATTGAGGCTTTTATATCTAATTTATCTAAAGCCTCTGGCGTGGCCGATGACGTACTTCGCCCATCGATGCAAAAATTATTACAGACCACTGGCTCCGTTACTAGGTCTCAAGAATTGCTCACTCAAGCCCTAGATATCTCACGCGGTTCTGGCGTTGATTTTGACACAGTGGTTAATGATTTAACCATGGCTTATGTCGGACAGACTCGCGGTCTACGCAAGTATTCCTTAGGTCTTTCGCAGGCCGAGTTAAAAACTATGAAGTTTTCGGATGTACAAGAAAAACTCAATAAGCAGTTTTCTGGTGCTAATGCCGCTTATTTAGAAACTTACGCAGGCAGAATGGAAGTGCTTGGCACAGCCGCGGGTGAAGCTTCAGAAATCATCGGCAAGGGTTTAATTGATGCTTTAATGATTTTATCTGGTGACACAACAGTAGAAGAATTATCCTTAACTATGGAAACACTCGCCACAAATACGGCGAATGTGATTACTGAATTAGCAAAACTTGGAAAGGCTGTTGGCAATTTTGCGGTTGAAAGTTACGGCAAGGTAGACAATACGGCTAATGCTATTACCGATTTGTTAGATCGTCTTACCGGTAATGAGCAGCGCATAGCAGAACGAAACCGATTAAGAATGGGTGGATATCCGTCATCGGCGTTAGGTGGCGCATTTCCTGACGCTAATGCGGCAGCTCGCAAAAAATCAGAGGCCGACGCAGCTAAGCGAAACAAAGAATTAGCAGCACTTCAGAAGAAAACTCTAGATACACAGAAGAAGTCTCTAGCCTTACAGAAAGCATCAAAGACTCTCAACCTTGAGGCTATTGGCATCGAGGCAGCCCTAAAGGGGAAGATTAGCGAGACCGATCGAATCTCACTTATGTTGCAGAAAGCCATCCTCGAAGGTAACGCAACCCTTGCTACACAGTTATCAGATCAACTAGAAGCTGCAACTAAACGCCAGAACGAATTGCGCTCCTTGCTTATGACCACGCCTGAGGCTCCTAACCCTTACCGTAACTGGACACTACCTCAGGATTTACTTACCTACACGGCAGCATCGCTTGGCGTATCTGTGGCTTCTCTACAGACCACTCCTGTTGCTCCATCCGCTGGCTATTCTGATGCCATGTCGGAGATTATGGATGCAGTTAATTCTTATCAGAGAGCCAACCAGCAGGCAATTAATGTTGAAGTCTATCTTGATGGCGATGCAGTAGGAGGAGCATTCCGTGAATCATCCGTCAATTCATCACTATCAGGATCATTTAATACAGTCAATCGAGTCGGACGATTTGGGCTAAGTGGTACACAGTGAGTCTGCCAGCGACCATTTCGGTTTCTTTTGATTTTAGTCAAGGTGCAACGTTCGGCTATCCGTTTACAGTAGGAGATGCCAAGTACGGTGTCATTGGTGTGAGCACCTTTGCAGGTTCAGAAGTGCCAGAGCCTGTCATCGATCTTAGCAGTGTAACTCGCTCAATCAAGATTACTCGTGGCCGCAACATCATGCGCGATACCTATGAAGCTGGCAACTGTACAGTTCGAGTCTTAGATCCTGACTCTTACTTCAATCCTCAAAATGTATCTAGTCCTTACTTCGGCTATCTGACTCCACTGCGTAAGATCCGTGTCGCAGCTACTACTGCAACCACTCAGCACTTTCTATTCTCTGGATACGTTCAAGACTATCGATACACGTATCCAGTAGGTCAGGAGATTGGTTATGTCGATCTAGTCTGCTCGGATGCATTCCGGCTTTTTGCTATGGCTAACGTCACTACCATTACAGACGGCACGGCTGGCCAGACCACTGGCACTCGCATCGGTAAAATCCTTGACCAAGTGGACTTCCCTACTAACATGCGAATTATCGACACAGGCTCGACAACCTGCCAAGCCGATCCAGCCACGACACGCTCAAGCCTTTCAGCCTTACAGGTGGCCGAGTTTACAGAACAGGGCGCATTCTTTATCCGCACCGATGGCACGGCGGAATTTAAGGATCGAAACGATGTCGTGGGGTCTCTAGGCGCTACACCTATCGAGTTCAATCAAACTACTGGCATTCCCTACTCAGACCTTAAGTTCGCCTTCGATGACAAGCTGATCATCAACAATGCAACGATGACCAGAGTTGGCGGCACTACTGTCTCATCCAGCGATGCAGATTCAATCGCTAAATACTTTCCTCATGGCATGAACGTGGAAAATCTCATAGCGCAGACAGACGCTCAAGTTCAAGACATCGCTGACATTTATGTAGCAACTCGCAAAGAGACGACCATCCGCATCGATGCTATGACTGTCGATCTACTTGATCCAGACGTGCCAACGGATACGATGATTGGTTTGGATTACTTTGATAATCTAAAGATTACTAACGTGCAGCCAGACGGCTCGACAATCGTGAAGGTATTGCAGGCGCAGGGCTTGGCATGGGATATAACCCCTAACAGTATGAAATGCACAGTTACAACACTTGAACCAATCGTCGAGGGATTCATCATCGGATCATCGACTTACGGTATAATCGGACAATCCATAATGGGATACTAGGAGAAAATCATGGCAGAAGGCTTTCCAGCATCAACAGGCGACATCTTTACAGCCGCAGATTATAACGGCCTAGTAGCCTTCACAATAGGCGCAGCTCAGACCAACGATTACACGGCCGTAATTGCCGACGCCTATCAGGTCCTAGAGCTCATGAATAAGGGTACAGCGATCGCTTACAAGATCCCTACAAATGCCTCGGTTGCATTTCCTATTGGCACAGTTCTAAACATGCTTAACATTGGTGCTGGAGTCTGCACGATCTCAGCAGTTACTCCTGGCACGACTACAGTCTTATCGGCTGGCGCAGTAGCGGCATCTCCTACCCTTGCACAATATAAGTCAGCAGCTTGCATCAAGACAGGCACAGACACTTGGTACGTTGTCGGAGCTATTGGGTAATGCTTAACAATGTGATTAGCATTTTTGGTGATAAACCTCCTGCTGTCGCTCCTACTTCCTGCGATTATTTAGTAGTTGCAGGCGGCGGCGGTGGTGCTATGGGCGGATTTAACGCAGCAGGTATCGGTGGTGGTGGAGGTGGTGCTGGTGGATTCCGCACTGGTACGTCTTTTAGCCTTGGCGCGTCTTTTACTGTCACAATCGGCGGCGGTGGTGCTGGTGGTGCAGTAAGCAGCGACAGAGGCACAAGTGGAGTCGATTCAGTATTCTCTAGCATTACTTCGGCAGGCGGTTCTGGCGGTTCTTCACAAAGCCGCACAGCCAATGACGGAGGTTCTGGTGGTGGAGCAGGTACTGCGGGAACTGCGGGCGCAGGAAACACACCTTCAACGTCTCCATCTCAAGGCAATAGCGGAGGATCCGCTTCAGGTTCATTATATGGTGGCGCGGGCGGCGGTGGTGCATCAGCCGCTGGTACAAATGTATTTGCACAATATGTAGCAGGTGCGGGTGGTGCTGGTACAGCAAATTCTTATTCAGGATCATCTATAACCTATGCAGGCGGTGGCGGTGGTGGTAATCGTTCAGCTAGTGCTGGTGGTGCTGGTGGAACAGGCGGGGGTGGAACAGGCGGCGGTAGTGGCGGAAGTGCTACGACTGGAACGATCAACACTGGAGGCGGCGGCGGCGGTGGACAAGGTGGAACTGATCCCGGAGTCGTTGGAGCAGCAGGTGGTTCAGGAATTGTCATTATTCGTTATCCTGACACTTTCTTAGATTTGACTTCTATTGGTGGAACATTGGTTCACACAAAGACTGTCACTGGCGGTTACAAAATTTACTCATTTACAGCAGGAACGGGAACGGTGACTGTCTAATGGCTCACTACGCATTCCTCGATGAGAATAACATCGTTACAGAAGTCATTCCCGGACGGGATGAATGGGAAGAAGTTGACGGCATTACCGATTGGGAGCAAGCCTATTCGGAAGTAAGAGGGCAAGTCTGCAAGCGCACTAGTTACAATGGAAAGATTCGTTACAACTATGCAGGTATTGGATTTACATACGATCCAATCGATGATGCATTTATAGCACCAATGCCAGAATGCGGACATGAAGAATTGTTATTGAATGATCTCAAACGATGGGAGTGCAGTAGCGATGAGCACAAAGCCCCGTCTGAGTAAGTCTGCCATCCAACTACGCGAGCAGATCGATGATGCATTCCCCGATAGAGATAGAACTTCGGACGGCTGGATCGGCGACACTCGACACGCTGCACGCAAGTCTGATCATAATCCAGATGGCCAAGGATGGGTACGTGCCATCGATGTTGACCGCGACCTTAACGGCAAAGGCCGGAAGCCCGATCTCATGCCTGACTTGGTCGATCAGATTCGACTCGCTGCAAAGTCTGGTGATAAAAGAGTGTCTTACATCATCTTTGATGGAAAGATCGCATCATCTAAAAA